CCATGTTTTATAAAGCTATGATAGGTAATACAACTATGTTGATATGGCTTTCTAAGAATTATCTAGGTATGAAAGACAAAGTTGAAACATCAGAAGAATCAGAGCCATTGCCTTGGTCTGATTAATGCCATTAACAAAACCTCAACAAACAGTAATCCAATCACAAGCTAGATTTAGAATACTAATATCTGGTCGTAGGTTCGGTAAAACTTATTTAGCGATTAATGAGTTGGCTAGATTTGCACGATTTCCAAATAAAAAGGTTTGGTATGTTGCTCCTACTTATCGGCAAGCTAAAGGCATATGTTGGGTTGAGTTAAAAGATAGATTACAAAAACACAGGTGGATAAAAGAAATAAATAATAGCGATCTGACTGTTACATTGCGTAATAACTCACGGATATCTTTACGAGGTGCAGATAACGAACAAAGTTTGCGTGGTGTCGGTTTAGATTTTTTATGTATTGATGAGTTTGCTGATATAAGTCCAAACGCATGGTACGAAGTTTTAAGACCTACATTATCTGATACGCAAGGGCATGCTATATTTTGTGGCACTCCAAGAGGGTTTGGTAATTGGGCTTATGATTTGTATGTCAAAGGTCAAAGCGATAAAGATTGGGAAAGTTTTAAGTACACGACATTAGAAGGCGAACAAGTTCCGCAAGAAGAAATAGAACAGGCTTCATCAGATCTTGATGAAAGAACATTTCAACAAGAATATATGGCAAGTTTTGTTAATTATTCTGGTATGATCTATTATAATTTTGATAGAAAATTACATTTAAGAGAAAAATATATTTCAGATTATAGTGTTGTGCATATTGGATTAGATTTCAATGTTGATCCAATGGCAGGTGTTGTTTGCGTTGTAGAAAATGATAAGATAGTTGTTATTGATGAGATTCAAATATGGAGTAGTAATACAAATGAAATGTGCGAAGAAATAAAAAACAGATATAAATGCAAAATAAAAATTTATCCAGATCCTAGTGCGAGACAAAGAAAAACATCTGCTGGTGGTATGACTGATATTGCAATATTGAAAAACGCAGGCTTTGATGTATTTTCTAGAAACAGTGCGCCATTAGTTCGTGATAGAATTAATGCAGTAAATGCAAAATTAAAAAATGCAAAAGGTATTAGTTCGTTGTCTATTGTAAATACTTGTAAAAATGTGATAAAAAGCATAGAAAGACAGATATACAAAGAGGGAACTCATGTGCCAGATAAAGATAGTGGTTACGACCATTTTAACGATGCACTGGGTTATATGATAGAATATAATTTTCCTTTGCGTAGAGATTTTAAACCGAGTAGTCCTCGTAGGTGGAGTTAATGGCTGAGTACAACAGAGATTTTTTAACAGCAAAACATGATTTGTATGAAGATAACATACCAAATTGGGAATTTCACATCCGTAGTTTTTTAGGTGGTAATGATTATAAAAATGGCTACAATTTACACCGATACATTTTAGAAACACCAGAAGAATACGATCAACGGATTAGGCATACTCCTGTTGATAATCATTGTCGTAATGTTGTGCAAATATATTCAAGTTTTTTATGGAGAGTACCACCTAGTCGTGATTACGGAAAATTAAATGGCGATCCACAATTAGAAGCATTTATTGAAGATGCTGACTTAGACGGAAGAACATTTAATAATGTTATGAGAGAAATGCAAATTAATGCAAGTATATATGGTAATTGTTGGGCAATAATAGATAAGCCACAAGTAAATACAAAAACAAGAGCCGAAGAATTAGAACAAGATATAAGACCATACATATCAATTTATACTCCAGAGAATGTTGTTAATTGGCATTACTCAAGAGCTCGTAGTGGTAGGTTTTATTTAGATTTATTAGTTTTATTAGAAGATGTGAATCAAGAAAGAGCAATCGTCAAGGTATTTACAGAAGAAGATATATGCACTTATGAAGTAAAAGATTACTTAAAAGATTTTTCTAATAAAGAAGTTAAGTTGTTAGACGAAGTTATTAATCCTCTTGGTAAAATTCCTGCAGTTAATTTATATAATCAACGATCACATAAAAGACCAATAGGCATAAGTGATTTGTCAGATGTTGCAGAATTACAACAGTCTATCTACAATGATTATTCAGAAAAAGAACAATTAATTAGATTAGCAAACCACCCTTCATTAGTTAAAACTCCAAATGTAAATGCTTCTGCGGGTGCAGGCTCAATTATTGAAATGCCAGAAGATATGGAGCCTAACTTAAAACCATACATAATCCAACCATCAGGGCAAAATTTAGATGGAATAATGAAAAGCATACAAACAAAAATACAAGCTATTGATAGAATAACACATATGGGCAGTGTTCGTGCTACTAGTGGCCAGATAGCAAGTGGTATCGCATTACAAACTGAGTTCCAATTATTAAATGCAAGATTAAGTGAAAAAGCAGATCATTTAGAAAATGCAGAAGAATCAATTTGGAATTGTTTTGCTATGTGGCAAAATCAAACATGGGACGGTAAAATAGAATATCCAGATTCATTTGATATAAGAGATTGGGCAAGTGATATTCAGTTGTTACAGATTGCAAAAGCAAGTGGTGTTAAATCTGAAACTTTCACAAAAGAAATAGATAAACAAATAGTATCAGCAGTTATTGATGATGATGAATCTATAAATACAATTAATAACGAAATAGATAGTAGTACAAGTGCTATTGGCAGTTTCTCTACTCCAAGTATTGAGGGACAAGAAACGCAAGAAGAATAATGGCTAAATATAAAGGCAGAACAGTCAAGCTAAATAAAATTATGCGTGGCGATGTTAAAAAATTTAAAGTTTTCGTTAAAGATAAATCAACAGGAAATATAAAAAAAGTTAATTTCGGCAGTAAAACTATGAGTATAAAAAAACATATTCCTGCGAGAAAAAGATCATTTATGGCACGCATGGGTGGAGTGTTAAAAAAAGTTAAAGGGCAAAAAACACTTAGTCCTGCTTACTGGGCAATAAGAAGTTGGCGATAACGGATATGTATGAGCAGACAAGAAATATTAGAACAATTAGCTGATCAACACGAAGCACAATTAAAAAGCACATTACGAGATTTAGAAGAAGAAATACTTAGCAGTATCTCAAGAGCTACAGGTGGTAGTGAATTAATAGATACACGAATAGCAATAGAACTACGCAAAGATATTAAAAGGCATTTACAAGAAACATATTTATTTGTTTCTGATAGGTTAGTCAGAGATTATGATAAAGTTGTAAACGAATTTATAAAAGAGTTTGGTGCTTTAAAAATACCAGATAAATTTAAATCATTAACAAAAATAGATTTAGAAACTATTACTGCATTAAAATATCAAGCATTTAGTGGCTTTGAAGATTTGGCGAATAGATATCTAAGTGAAATATCTGGCAATGTTTATGCAAACGCAATCGCAGGTCGCCCATTTAGAGATATGGTTAAAGATATACGAGGGAAAATAACAGGCGAGGTAGATGTTAGAGGTAGATCAATGTCAGCCTACGCAGGACAAATAGCACATGATAGTGTTATGCAATTTGATGGACAATTTACAGTTTACAAAGCAAAAGAATCTGGTTTAAAAAATTATAAATACACAGGTACTTTAGTTACAGATAGCAGACCATTTTGTAAAACACATGTAGGTAAAACTTATTCTGAATCTGAAATTAGAAGTATTTGGACTTCAAATTGGGCAGGCAAATCTAGTGGCGATCCATTTGTAGTAAGAGGTGGTTATCGTTGCCGCCATACTTGGTTGCCTGTTGATAAAGATTGGGATATAAACGATATAACATAAGGAGTGAAACTATGGCTGACGAGCAAAACAATACTGTTATGGAAACTGCACCAGAAACTAATGCAGAAGAAACTAAAGTTGAAGAAAATACAGTAGCTGAAACTACTTATACTGAACAGCAAATGCAAGATGCTATTAGAACTAGGATAGGTAAAGAGCGAGAAAAAATATTTAAAAAATTAGGTACAGAAGATTTAGATAGTGCTGTTAATGCAATTAAACAAAAAGAACAATTTGAATTAGATGAAAAGAAAAAAAGAGGAGAGTTTGATGAGATAATGAAACAACAAGCTGAAAAATCTAATGCAGAAATAACTAATTTAAAAAATGAATTACAAAAAATAAAAATTAATGACAGTTTATTATCAAGTGCAAGTAAACATAAGGCTAATGTTCCAGATCAAGTTGTACAATTATTAAAATCAAATGTGCAATTAAATGACAATGGAGCAGTAGAAATACTTGAAAATAATAATCAACCTCGTTATAACAAAAAGGGAGAACTCATGACTGTTGATGAATATGTTGAAGAGTTCTTAACACAAAATCCGCACTTCCAAAGCGCAACTCCTAGTGGGTCTGGAAGTCAAGGTAATGTGGCTCGGGTATCCGCCAAAGCCTTTAATATTGGTGACTTAGATATGACAAATCCTGAAGATAGGAAGCGATATGCTGAATATAAAAAGGAAAGGGATAGTAAACCCACTGTCATAAATTTAACCTAAAATTAGAGGAGATTAGCTATGGCTGATGAAACTACAAGTAGCACGGTCTCGGAACTATATACCGAGATTATTGCTGAAGCTATGTTTGTCGTTCAAGAGAAATCTATAATGAGAAATCTAGTGAAAAATTATACTATCGCAGGTGGTGGTAAATCCGTTGAAGTTCCAATTTATGCGGCTGTTTCAGCAGCAGCAGTTGCGGAAGCTACTGATTTAGCAAACACTGCAATCAATCCAACTTCTGTTACTATTACAGCGAGTGAGGTTGGTGTTATGACTACATTAACTGATCTAGCTAGAAATAGTGCGTCTAGAAATGTTGCTTCTGATATCGGACAATTATTTGGTAATGCTATTGCCAAAAAAATTGACCAAGATCTATTGGCATTGTTTGACGGCTTTTCAACAGCAGTAGGAACTGATAGTGCAGTGTTATCGCCAGCTACTATTTTTAATGCGGCATCAACTTTAAGAGCGGCAGGACTGCCTGTTGATGAAACATATTGTGTAGTACACCCTAAAGTTGCGTATGATCTAAAATCTGGAATTACAAATACTTTCGCAGGACTACCGAGTGATATTTCAAATGAAGCTATGCGTAGTGGCTTTATTGGTCAAATTGCAGGAATCAAAATATTTGAAACAGGCAATATGGTAAACACAGGTACTGCGGGTGATTACAAAGGCGGAATGTTCCACAAAGACGCATTAGGACTAGCTATGATGCAAGATCTTAAATTAGAAACTCAAAGAGATGCTTCTCTAAGAGCAGATGAGATTGTTGCGACTGCAGTTTATGGTGTCGGTGAATTACATGATTCATATGGTATTGAAGTCATTGCAGACTCATCAATCCAATAAATTAATTAATATTGAGGGGGGATTTTTCCCCCTCTTTAGTATATGATAGATAAAAACATAACAAAGAGTGGCTTTATGGACGATAAAATTGTTGAACTTACTAATGGAAAAAAAACTATAAAAAGAAAACATGCTGATTGGGAAATAAATCAAAAAGTTTGGGAATTTAGAGGATATAGTTTAGTAGAAGATAAACCTAAACCAAAAAAGAAAAGTAAAAAATAATGGCAACAAGTCAATTCAGTGCAGCTAATAGTGATTTACAAGCTATTCAACCTGATATTTTAGGGTTTGGGATTACTGATTTTGATACGCAATTACAATTTGCAGAAGATGATGTTCTTAGAAAAATCAGAGCTGATTGGTGGGAACGATATAGACATCAAGTTAGATACAAAGATATAACAAAAGTTACTACTGTTGAAATGACTGACAGCAAACTAACTAATGCTCAATGGAAAAAAAGTGTCGTTTATATGGCAATGTGGAAATATATTTTACCACAATTAACTAAATGGAAAGAACAAGGGGATATGGATTCTTTTCAAATACAAATAGAATTTTATAGAGATAGATTTGAAGAAGAATTTAACCAAGTATTAAAAGACGGTGTTGAATATGATGAAGACGGAGGGGGCACAATAGCTGATAGTGAAAAAGAAGCTATGCATACTAATCGTCTTGTTCGATAATGGTCGCAGAAGTTAAAATAAAAGCTAATACTATTGAAATATCTAATTATTTAAAAAAATTACAAAAAACGATTCCACAAGATATTACAACTGCATTAAATAAAGTTTCAGCATTTGCTGTTAAACAGGTTACAGAAAAAACTCAAAAAGGACAAAAGCCAGATGGTGGTCGTTTTACAAGATACGCAAAAACTA